CCCCCCCCTATCCGTTGCGCCTTCCGCCTGTCTATGGGGACCGGCGGGGGGAACTTTTTCCAACTCTACGGTATATTTTTGAGAAAGGGGAAGCCATGACAAAGGAAAAATGGGTTGAAACTATCGAAAAACAGATGGGAAAACTCGGTACGGCCGACCCATCTTATCAATCTGCGGTAGAAACGCTTGCAGAGATACTGGAACAGCGGGATAAGACCAAGGCCGAGTTCAAAAAGTCCGGCGGTAAGTCCGTCATCGAATATACCAACAAAGGGAACGCCACAAATATGGTAAAAAACCCTCTGTTGATTCTGTGGGACGACCTCAACAAGAGCGCACTGGCATACTGGCGCGAATTGGGACTTACTCCATCGAGTTTCCGCAAAATGACCGGCGGAGTGAAGGAAAAGGAGGAAAAGGGCGGCCTTGCCGCTGCTCTTGCCAGCCTTGAGACAGATTAAGGGTAAGAACTGGCCCGTAGTCCTTGAGTATGCCGAAAGCATCAGAGACGGGAGAAAGGTTGCTTGCAAGGAATTGCGGCAGGCTGTTGACCGTTTCTTTGCTGACCTCGATAATGACGAGTACGATTTCGCGCCGAAAGGGCCGGAGTTCTGTATTCAAATCATCGAAAAGACCCTCTGCCACCAGCAGGGGGAAAAGCTGGACGGTACACCGCTCCGGGGAAAGCCGTTCCTGTTGGAGCCGTTTCACAAATTCATCATATACAATCTTCTTGGGTTTAAGTTGAAAGGCACCGATGTGGTGCGGTTTCATGAAGCCCTTATTTTTATCCCTCGAAAGAACATCAAAACCAGTTTTGCCGCTTCCCTCGCATGGGCGCTGTCCCTGTGGTACCGGCGCAGCGGTTCCAAAACCTACATATCGGCCGCGGCTCTGATGCAGTCCCTTGAAAGCTTTAATTTTCTGGATTATAACATCCGGCTTATGGGCGAGGACGAGAAGCATGGCGGCGGTGTAAAGATCATTGACAACAACAACGAGCACTCAATGGAGGCAGAGCTTCCAGACGGCTCGTTTTTTATCCGCGCTCTGGCTGCAAACCCGGATGCGCAGGATTCTCTTAACTGCAATATTGCGATCTGCGATGAAATCCACGCTTTTACAAAGCCTAAGCAGTACAACCTTTTTAAGGAAGCCATGAAAGCCTACACCAACAAGCTGCTGATAGGTATTTCCACGGCTGGCGATAACGAACAGGGCTTCCTTGGGCAACGGCTGCAATACTGCCGAAAGGTGCTGGATGGCACCATCAAGGACGAACAATATTTTATCTTTATGTGCTGCGCCAATCCGGATGAGGATGGAAATATCGACTATACCAATCCCCTGGTACATGAGATGGCCAATCCGGCCTATGGCGTTTCCATCCGGCCGGAGGAAATTCTAAACGATAGCTTGCAGGCGCAGAATGACCCGCAGCAGCGGAAAGATTTCTTCGCAAAGTCTCTCAATGTCTATACCGGGGCTATCAAGTCCTATTTCAACCTCGACGAATTCCGGCGAAGCGATGAAAAATATAACTGGACGCTGGACGAGCTTTCCAAGCTCCCAATAGACTGGTACGGTGGTGCAGACCTCTCAAAAATGCACGACCTAACGGCGGCTGCGCTTTTTGGAAATTACAAAGGCGTGGATATCATCATCAGTCACGCTTGGTTCCCTGTGGTGCAGGCTCATGTTAAGGCCGACGAGGATGGTATACCGCTTTTCGGCTGGGCCGATGATGGACTTTTGACCATGTGCAACAGTCCAACCGTAAACCACGCCGATGTTGTCAACTGGTTTGTTACAATGCGAAAGCGCGGTTTCCGAATACGACAGGTGGGGCATGACCGTAAATTCTGCCGAGAGTATTTCATTGGCATGAAATCGGCTGGGTTTAACATTATCGACCAACCGCAGTATTTTTACAGGAAATCAGAAGGTTTCCGGCATATCGAGCAGAGCGCCAAAAATGGGACGCTGTACTATATGCATTCCGAAGCATATGAGTATTGTGTTGGGAATGTCTCGGCCGTCGAAAAGACAGACGACATGATCCAGTACGACAAGGTAAGACCGACAAACCGAATTGATGTGTTCGATGCCTCCGTATTCGCCACGGTGCGGTACTTGGAGGCTTTGGATAAATCTAAAGCAGGAAAGAAATGGTGGGGTGATAAATGAGCATAGCAAATTTTTTTGAGCGCTTCCGCTCTCGGGATAAGCCCCAAACGCGGAGCGCTGTATGCCTGTGTGATGGAACCGGCTGGAAAGACCTAACCTGTTCCGGCTATACAGACCTTGCGCACAACCCGGAAATCTGTGCCGCTGTTGATAGGATTGCGTCTTTAATTGGAAGTATGACAATCTATCTGATGCAAAACACCGATAGTGGAGATATCCGGGTTAAAAATGGGCTGTCTCGTGTGGTTGATATCGAGCCGAACAGTTACATGGGCCGGTCAAACTTTATCCAGTGGATCATCAAAACAATGCTGCTGGATGGCCGGGGGAACGCTGTAGTGCTCCCAAAGACCCGGAAGGGGCTGCTCCGGCGGCTTGACCCGATTCCGGCGGCGTTTGTAGCATTTGTACCGAATGGGGAACGGTATTATAGCATCGAAATATCTGGGAAACCCTATGACCCGAATGATGTGCTGCATTTTGCCATAAATCCGAGCAATTATTACCCATGGCAAGGCACTGGGTACAGCATTGCGCTGGCTGATGTGGCAAATAACCTCAAGCAAGCGGCGAAAACAGAAAATGGCTTCATGGCCAGTGAATGGAAACCATCTCTTATCGTGAAGGTGGATTCGCTGACGGACGAGTTTTCTGACCCGGAGGGGCGCGCAAAGCTCCTTGGCGATTTTGTGGCAAGCAATAAAGCCGGGGAACCTTGGCTGATTCCTGCCGAGCAATTCTCGGTGGAACAGGTAAGGCCCCTTACTCTATCTGATCTTGCGCTGGCAGACTTCGTAAAACTGGATAAAACGACGGTGGCAACCATTCTTGGCGTGCCGCCTTTTGTTTTGGGCGTTGGCGAGTTCAAGCGAGACGAATGGAACAACTTTATTTCTTCCCGTATCATGCCGATTGCACAGATTTTGGAGCAGGAGTTTAGCCGAAAGCTGCTCGTATCTCCGGATTACTTTTTCCGCTTCAATGTCCGCTCCCTCTACAACTATTCCTTGGAGGAAACCATCAAAGCTGGCGCGGAAATGGTTGACCGCATGGCAATGACACGGAACGAGTGGCGCAGTTGGGTGGGGCTTACTCCGCACGAGGGAATGGATGAGCTTTTGGCCCTTGAAAACTACATTCCCGCGGACCGCCTTGGCGATCAGAAAAAACTAAACGGAGGAGGTGAGTAAATGGTAGGAGCAAGACAGGCAATCAGCCGCAGTGGCGACTTCAAAACCCGCGCTGCTGATGGAAACCTCTACATTGAGGGCTATTTCGCCACCTTTACCGGCGAATACCGGATGTGGGATAAAGCCATCGAGCGCATTGACCGAGGAGCCTTTGATGGTACCCTCGGTGATGATATTCGGGCGCTGGTTAACCATGATACCACAATCGTGCTCGGCAGAACAACAGCTGGTACACTGACCCTCCGCGTTGACGATTTGGGCCTTTGGGGGTCCATCCTCATTAATCAAGCGGATCAGGATGCCATGAACGCCTATGAGCGTGTAAAGCGTGGGGATGTTTCCCAATGTTCTTTCGGCTTTGACATCCTTGACGAGGAAACCGAAATCCGGCCAGATGGCACAACCGTGTGGACTATTCGCAAAGTCAAACTGTATGAGGTATCGGTCGTTACCTTCCCGGCCTACGAGGACACCATGGTAGAGGCTCGGAAAAAAGACCTTGAAAAGATCAACGAGCGCAAGCTCGACCAATGGAGGGCCGAAGCCCTCAAAAAGCTAAGAAAGGAGTGCTGACATGGCACTGAAATCCATTATGATTGCCAAAAAGCTGGAACTGAAAAGAGCAGCTTTTGAGGCACTGGTAGCTAAAGACGCAGAATTTGCAACACGCTCCGCTGAAATCGAAAAAGCAATCGGCGAAGCTACCACCGATGAGGAGCAGCAGGCTGTTGAGGACGCCATGAACAAATTTACCGAGGAACAGGATGCCCACAACGCTGAAAAAGAAAAACTGTCCGCAGAAATCAAGGGCCTTGAGGAAGATTTGGAAAATGCCGAAAAAGATCCTCCCAAGGCTGAACCCAAAGCAGAAAAGAAAGACGAAAGGAATGATTTTACCATGAATACCATCAACATTCGCTCCCTCCCCATGAATGTGCGCGCCTTTGACGCTCTTCCCAAAGAGCAGCGTGACGCTATCGTAGCCCAGCCCGATGTGCAGACCTTCTTTGCGGAGCTTCGTAACGCTGCCCGCAGCAAGAGAGATATCACCGGTGGTGAGCTGACCATCCCTGTTGTATTCCTCGACCTCATTGCCGAGAATATGTATCGCTACTCCAAGCTGATGCGTCGGGTCCGCATCCGCAATGTCAATGGCGAAGCCCGTCAGACCATTGCCGGTACTGTCCCCGAGGCCGTTTGGACTGAAATGTGCGGCGCCATCAATGAGCTGACCTTCAGCTTTAACCAGATCACTCTTGACGGCTTCAAGGTTGCCGGTTATGTTCCTGTTTGTAATTCCCTGCTGGAGGATAACGATGTAAACCTCGCCTCCTGGATCGTCGAGATGCTGTCCGAGGCTATCGGCCTTGCCAAGGATAAGGCCATCCTGTACGGCAAGGGCGCTGGTCAGAAGATGCCTCTCGGTATTGTGACGCGTCTGGCGCAGGAGAGCAAACCCAGCGATTACCCGGCCAATGCTCCTGCTTGGGTTGACCTGCACACCTCCAACATCATCACCATTCCCACCGCTTCCACCGGCGAGGCTTTCTGGGCTGCGCTGGCTGTTGCTGCTGGTAACACCTTCACCCGCTATTCCCGCGGCGAGCGCTTCTGGGCTATGAATAGCAAGACCCTGGCTACTCTGCAGTCCAAGGCAATCCTTGCTACCGCTTTGGGCCGGTATGTCACCTTTGACGGTATGACCATGCCCATCATCGGCGGTGATGTGGAAATCCTCGAATTTATCCCCGATGGCGACATCGTTGGCGGCTATGGCGACCTGTACCTGTGGGCGCAGCGCTCCGGCATGACCATCGAAGCATCCCGCGAGGTTCAGTTCATTCAGGACAACACCGTATTCCGCGGCAAAGAGCGTGCTGACGGTATGCCCGTTATCCCCGGCGCTTTTGTGGCGATCAACATTAACGGCGCTTCCGTAACCACCTCCATGACCTTTGCGGCTGATACCGCCAACAACGCCAAACTGTCCGCTCTGACCGTTGGAAACCTGTCCCTCAGCCCTGCTTTTGATGGCGATGTGCTGAGCTACACCGCTACCGCTTCCGCTACGACTGCTGCCGTAAACGCCACCACCGAGGTCGCAGGCGCACAGGTTGCTATCGCCTACAACAACGCCAATGTGAAAAACGGCGGCACTGTTACTTGGCTGGCTGATGGCACTGCCCATCCTCTGACCGTAACCGTGAAGAACGGCAACGAGACCGTAGTCTATACCGTCAATGTAACCAAGGCTTCCTAAGGGGGGTTAAAGCATGACAGACGCTGACATCCTTGTGATCTTGAAAGTCGATTTGCAGCTTTCCACCGCAGCGCTGGACAACTATCTCTTGGCGCTGATCGCGTCTGCCAAAGAGTACATTGCCACCGAGGGCATCGTGCTCTCCACCAGTACGGGTGATGCCGTACTGGTGGAGATGTACGCCGCTTACCTCTACCGGCAGCGCAGAGAGAAAGTAGTGGCAATGCCGCGTATGCTGCGCTGGGCACTCAACAACCGACTGTTTGAGCAAAAGGTGGGTGGTTGATTTGGATGATCTCATTACATTAATCTCCCAAACCTTTGAGCAGAACGATATCGGGGTACAGATTGCCACAGAAACCACAACACAGGTCTGGGCGCGGCTGCAGTCCGCTACACGGGCGGAGTTCTATTCCGCCGGTCAAAACGGCTTGCAGCCGTCCCTTGTGGCGGTTACTCCTATCGCCAACTATGCTGGGCAGAAATTAGCCGAGTGGCGCGGCACACGCTATTCCATTTATCGCACCTATTTTGCAACAGGCAGCGATGAAATAGAGCTGTACCTAGAGGAAAAGGTGGGCAACGATGTCGAAAACGGTTAGACCGGATGAGTTGACAACGGCAATCCTGTCCGAACTGAAAAACTATGACCAGGCCGTTACGAATGGCGTAAAAAAAGAGGTTCGGCAGGTGGCAAAGGAATGCCGCCAAGACATTGTGACCGGCAGCCCGGTACAGACCGGCGATTATAAGGCCGGTTGGCGTGACAAGGTCGCATATGAGAGCTACAGCGATATCCGTATGCGAATTTTCAACAAAACGGATTACCAGCTCACGCACTTGCTGGAACATGGTCACGCAGGCCCAGGCGGAACCGCAAAAGGCTCTGCCCGCCCATTCCCCCACATCGGCCCAGCGGAGCAAAAGGCAGAGCAGAAACTATTAACCCGTGTAAAGGTGGTGATTAAGAAAGGATGACACTGCAAGAGGTCAATTCCCTGTTAAAACAGACGAGGATGCCCGTAGCTTACGGTTACTTTAATAAGCCGCAAAAGTTACCGTATATCCTCTATCGCGTCTCCTACTCCAATAATTTTGGCGCTGACAATGTGGTGTATCACCCCATCAACCATATACAGGTTGAGCTTTACACAAAAGATAAAGACCTAACAGCAGAGGGCAAAGTCGAACAGGCCTTGTCCTCTCTGTTTTGGCAGAAGTCCGAGAGTTACATTGAAGATCAGCAGTGTAACCAAGTAGTTTATGAAATCGAGGTGTAAAAATGGCTGATAAAGTTAAATTCGGTATCTCGAATGTCCATTACGCTATCCTCGACGGGGAAAATAACACCTATGGCACTCCCGTAGCCATCCCCGGCGCAGTTAGCCTGTCTTTGGAGCCTTCCGGCGATACCACACCGTTTTATGCGGACAACATTCAGTATTTCGTAGCCGTGGCGAACAGCGGCTACACCGGCGATCTCGAAGTTGCCGTTTTCCCCGAAGCATTCCTCAAGGATGTTTTCGGGTATACTCTTGACACCACCAGCAAGGTGATGATTGAGAATGCAAACATTCAGCCCAAGTCTTTCGCCTTGCTGTTCCAAGAGGAGGGCGATGTGAACGGAACGAAGTTTGTTCTTTATAACTGCACCTGCACCCGCCCCACTCGTGAGCTGAACACCACGACCGAGAGCGTAGAGCCGCAGACGCAGACCGTCAGCATCACCGCTTCCCCTCTGGCAAACGGCAACTCCCTTGCCTACACTACGGCGGAGACCCCGGAGGCGACCGTGAACGGCTGGTACACCGCCGTATTCACTCCGACGACTGGAGGCTGAAATGAACAAAGTAATCGAGATCGACGGAAAAAGCGTAGGGTTGTGCGCTAATGCGCTGACCCCACGCATCTACCGCCATAAAGTGGGTCGGGACATTGTCCGTGACCTGCAAAAGCTACAAACGGCAGCGACATCCGAGGACGGATCTTTTTCCGTAAGCGATCTTGAAATATTTGAGGATGTCGCTTTTATCATGGCTCGGCAATATGACGGGTCCATCCCGGACAATGTTGACCAGTGGCTGGAGCAGTTTGAGATGTTTTCCATCTATAAAGTGCTCCCTGCCATTTTGGAGCTTTGGAGCCTGAACAACAAGACTACCGCTGTTCCAAAAAAAAAATAAAACAAACCGTGCGTGAGCCTACCGGGTCAACCTTTATGCTCCGCTGCGCTGAACTCGGGTTATCCGATGAAGCGCTGGAGGACATGACCTGCGGAATGGTCTATGATTTGATGATCGAAAAGTCCAACGACGCAGAACAGTATGCCATAAAGGGCAGACCCGGCGGCTTGCGTGATTTCTTCGCAGGAGGTGGTAAGATTGGCTGAAAATGTTAAAGGCATCGTTGTCGAAATCGGCGGCGATACAAAGGGATTGTCGAAAGCGATCAGCTCGCTGAACAGCGAAATCCGTGGGACACAATCGGAGCTTAATAAAGTCAATCGCCTGCTGAAACTCGACCCGACAAATATTGACCTGCTCAAACAAAAGGAGCAATTGCTCGGGGAACAAATCAAAAATACAGAAAACAAGGTTGAAAGCCTCCGAAACGCCAAAAAGAAAGCGGATCAGGAAATGGCGGACGGCACGGAGATCAACCAAAAACAATACCGTGAGTTAGTCCGGGAACTGACCAGCGCCGAACTAAAGCTGAAAGACCTACAGGCCGAAGCGTCCAAGAGCCGTGCGGCACTTGCACAGGTTTCAGCAGTTACAGGCGAAATAGCAGAAAAGTCCGGGAACATTGCAAAGAAGTTTGCACCGGCATCTTTGGCCTTTGCAGGCGCAGGAGTGGCAGCCACAAAAGCGGCTGTAGAATTTGAAAGCGCCTTTGCTGGAGTTGAAAAAACAGTAGACGGCACTACAGAGCAGCTTGCGGCACTCCGGCAGGGCATATTGGACATGGCAGAAGAAATTCCTGCGTCCACTACGGAGATTGCGGCGGTTGCGGAAGCTGCTGGACAGTTGGGTATTGCCACCGATGATGTACTTGACTTTACCCGCGTTATGATCGACTTAGGCGAAGCAACCAACCTTTCCGCTGATGAAGCTGCCTCTGCACTTGCCAAATTTGCCAACATTACCGGAACGACCGCTGATGAATACTCCAAACTCGGCAGTACCATCGTTGACCTTGGCAATAACTTTGCCACAACAGAGCGCGATATTGTTGAGATGGCTACACGCCTTGCGTCTGCTGGTACAGTTGCCGGGTTGTCCGAACAGGATATCCTTGCATTGTCTACCGCAATGTCCTCGGTTGGCATCAACGCAGAGGCAGGCGGTACGGCAATGACCCAAACAATGACCGCAATAAGCAAGGCTGTGTCTGCTGGCGGTGATGATCTTGAGACATTCGCAAAGATCGCTGGTGTATCTGCTTCTGAATTCGCAGATATGTGGGGAAATGAACCGATAGACGCAATCAGTGCTTTCATCGGCGGGCTTGGGAAGATGAACGAAAATGGAGAGGACACAATCTCCGTATTGGATGAATTGGGGCTCTCCGGGATTCGCCAGTCAAATATGCTTCGTGCGTTAGCCCTTGCGTCCGATGTATTGGGCGATGCTGTTACAACCGCAAATACTGCATGGGACGAAAATATTGCCCTCTCCAACGAGGCAAGCAAAAGATACGCAACGACCGAAAGCCAGATGAAAATCCTCCGAAACGGGCTCAACAACTTGGCGATTTCCATCGGTGATATCCTGCTGCCGATTATCAATAAAATCGTCGCAGGGCTTCAAAATGCAATCGATTGGTTTTCAAACCTTGACGATGGTGTAAAGAAAACAATCCTTATTGTCGGCGGTCTTATTGCGGCGATTTCCCCGATTGCAGGTATTATTTCAGGAATTACCGGAGCCATCAGTTTTATAACTGGAACGGTTATCCCGGCGCTGATAACGGCCATAAATTTCATAATTGCAAATCCTATCGTGCTGCTCATAGCGGCCATTGTAGGACTTGTTGCGCTGATTGCAACAAAGGGCGACGAGATACAGGCCATCCTCCAGCGTGTGGATGATTTCTTGCAGGGCGTATTTACGACGGATTGGTCGGAATCGTTCGGAATATTGGGGGAAATCTTAAATTTCTTCTTCGCAACAGTAAAATCTATTTGGGATTCCATAAAGGCCGTTTTTGACGGTATTATCGATTTCATCCGTGGCGTATTCACGGGGGACTGGGAAAGAGCATGGACAGGTGTTCAGGAAATCTTTAAGGGCATCTTTACGGCCCTTGTGGCGATTGCAAAGGCTCCTCTTAATGGCATCATCGGCCTTATCAACATGGTTATTGACGCCATTAACTGGATGATAAACGGCCTTAACAGCATTCACTTTGATGTTCCGGATTGGGTGCCTGTGCTGGGTGGTAAATCGCTTGGCTTTAACATCCCGACCATTGGGAAGATCGCATACCTTGCGAAAGGCGGCATCTTATCCTCCGGAAGCGCCATTGTTGGCGAAGCTGGCCCAGAACTGCTTACCATGGCGGGTGGGCGTGCTCATGTTATGCCCCTCAACGGTGACGCAGGCCGTGGTGGAATTACCATCGAGATGAACAACACCTTTAATGGTTACGACAACGCTGCTGGTGAAGCTGCTGCCCGCAATTTGGTGCAGGCAGTAAACCGCGCACTCGGGAGGGCCTACTAATGAGAAAATTTAAGCTCCAAAACAATGTAGGCGCCGAGTGGGATTTGATGGATAAAACTTCGTACCTTAACGCGCCGGGCGGTTTGGGCTTTAGCAAAACCTACTCCACCATACAAGCCGGAAGCGCATGGCTGGTATCGGATGAATTCCTTAACCAGTATGCCGTGACAGGCGAAATGATATTCTTCGACTATGCACGGTATCAGGCGTTTATTTCGTTTGTGACAAAAGGCCCGCTTTACCTAATGTATTCCCCGCTGGACACTTGGTACAAAATCAAGTGCGAAGTGCAGTCTGCGGATAAGTCGGAACTGAAGTCCGGCTATTTGGCCGTGCCGATTACATTCCTTTGCTTCGGAACTTGGCACGAAGCTGTTAAGGTAACGCAAAGCCAAGCGCCAGACCAAGGGATTAAAAGGTACAGCTATACTTATCCTTATTATTACGCAGAGACAGCAACAGGAACTGCAAAAATAAGAAACGGGGATTTGGCATCTCCGTGCAAGCTGCAAATCTTCGGCCCGGTCGTCAATCCGGCTTGGGCGCTTATCAAGGCCGGTACCCGTGTAGCGGTCGGAAAAGTAACCGCAACAATCCCCGACGGCCACAAACTCATTGTTGATGCTGACCCTGCAACAATGGAGATTTCAGAGTATGCCCTCGACGGGACATACATCCAAAACCTGTACCAGTCCAGCGACTTTTCGACCGGAAGATTTATCTATGCTCCGCCGGGAGAAAGCACTTTGACATTTTCGCACGACGGCACGTCGGATATCGTAGCATATGTGGAGGTGGAGAAACTTGCATACTCTGTTTAAGTGCGAAGTATTCGCAAGGGATTTCACATTCCGAAGTTTTGCTCCGATTGAAAGCCCGGAGATACAGTTTGACTACCTGACCGTAGAAAAAACTACTCTCCGGGCTGTAAAGCTGGATGCAAAAAAGGGCGACTTTATAAGCGTAACAGACCAAAACGGGAATGTAGCTTATCAGGGAATCGTTGATGATGTTGAAACCGATAAAACGGGCGTAACGATTTCGGCGCAGCCTCTTATGTCGCTTTTTGACGCAGAGGTATATTTCGACCGCACGACCTCTGCAAAGATCGAGCCTTTTATTGCTTCGATCATCCGAGATAACTTTGTTTCTTCGGGAGATGCTTTGCAAAACATATCCGGTATGACGGTGGAAACGACCTCCGAAACGGCAGGGGCGCTCAACCTAAAGGACAACATCCACAGTTTTTACGAAATCATCACGAAATCGCTTACGGCTTACGGCGTGGCGGTCAACATGAGCTTTGACCCGCAGAAAAAGACGATCTCCGTTAAGGTTGGTAAGGTTAGCGAAACGGCGGTAATCGAAACAAATCTACAGGCCATCGTGGAGAAAAACATCATCATCGGTGACAGTACAGGCCAGCTGAACAAGGTGACCATCTACAACAAGGCCGATGAGACGCAGCGCATAACCTACTATCTGCACCCAGACGGCAAGGTCGACACAAACAACACGGACAGAATTACACCTGTGTTTTTTGCGGCGCAGTTTTTGGAAACGGATATCAATTTTGAATCTGCTGCATACAAAAAGGCTTACGAAGCGTTAAGCCCGCAAAAGTATGACAACATGATCGAGCTGACTGCCCGCAACGACTGTGGCGTACTTGATACCTCGATGGCCATCGGCACAGAGGTTTTGGTCATTGATGGCGACAGTAGTTACAAATCTATCCTTACCGGCTATGCAAGGTCGCAGGATGTTACAAAAATGACCTTCGGCGTTGTCCGTGCCGACCTTACCAAAATTTTGATCCTTGAAAGGAGGGCAAACGCATGATAACGCTACTCCAATATAACGCATCTATTGTTACCCCTACCGATGATGCTTACCTGTATAATCACATTATCAACGACAGCGGCATCTTTACTGGCGTTGAGGTAACTACACAGGGTGGTAACATCATAAATGTTTCCGATGGCCGTGGCATAATCCTCGGTCGAAATTTTGTTGTGGAAGCCCAAACGATCAATGCGACGCTTCCGACCAGCGGCTCCGTCCCCGGTCGATTGCTTATCCAAATTGACATGGCAAACATTGAAGCACCGATTGCTTTTGTGACGCAGGCAGCCGATCCGCTTCCGGCGCTGGTGCAGGAGGACATCAATGCAAGCGGTACTGTGTACCAGCTGCCGATAGCCACTTACACAGCCCAGCCCACAATGATCTCCGATTTGCAGTATGTAGCGCACACCATCAGCCCCGGTACTGTTGCAAGTTTTAACGGCCGCACCGGTGCGGTTGCGCCGCAAACCGGCGATTACACCGGCAGCCAAATCAAAATCCCCGGCTACAAGCAGGCAACCTCCCGGCAGAATGTAACCGCAACAGACACGGTAACGCAGGCCATCGGAAAGATGGAGTACAAGATAAACCGGGCGGTTGTTATTAAGCAGCTTTCGCTTCCTGCGGCATCTTGGCTCGGCTCCGAAAGTCCCTACAGCCAGACGGTAACCGGCCTTGGGACTACTGCCAATAGCAAGGTTGATATCCAGATGGACGCAACCGCTCTTGGCGTTATCCTCGACAGCGGCACATCTGCCCTTTGGATTGAGAACAACAACGGTACTCTTTCCGCCAAGGCAATGGGCGAAAAGCCCAATGCGGATATGGCGGTACAGGTAACAATAACGGAGGTAACAGCATGAGCGTAATTTACGGAAACCCAATTATTACCAACGGGGGGGGGTAAAACTCAACATAGACTATGGAGCAACCCCTCCCTCTGATACTACCAAGCTCTGGGTGCCATTGGCAACAAAGCCGAGTGCTGTGGAGTGTAGTCCTGCGTTAGCTTTTGGAGATGAAGTTTTCGCAACCGAGCAAGGAGAGTTTGGTGGGAACCTTTCAGTGGAAGCGCAGCAGAATAACGTGATAGGCACGAAGATATATCAGTTTTGTGGGAACTACGGTGGGCTGTCAGCACAAAACAATGTTTATTGGTACGATATTAGTACGAAACAAACTGGCAGCTTTAGTATCTCTCCGCAAGAAGCAAGGTCACAAAACACTTCTGTTTCTGTCGGAACAAAGATATACTCTTTTGGTGGCCGCACAGCTGGAGGGCCAACTTATATATATTTGGATATATTTGACACAGCTACAGGTTCCATATCTGAACACATATCCCTTTCTTCAGCTGGAGTAACACCCGCAGTAATTGCGATGTTTAGTACATACAAAGATGGAAAAATATATTTTGGCGGAGGAACTACAGGTTCTTCAGTTTATAGAAGAAATCTTTTTTCGTTTGATGTGGCCACTAAAACTATAACGGAAGAAACTTTCAATATTCCTTTATATTCTTTTTGGTCATCTGCAATATTTGTAGGTGATGAACTTTACATTATCGGGTGTAACACAACATCCAGCAATCCAAATTCAAAGGTTGTCAAAATAAATTTGCAGTCTAAAACTGCAGAAGTGTTTTTAACGCTTCCTTCGAATTACTACTCTCCGGTTGTTGCTTGCTTTGATAATCGTCATATTTATGTACTTGGCGGCACTTCAACAGCTTCGATTACAGCTCCATCGTTAAAAATAGATACTGTTACAAAAACATATGAGCAGCTACCAAATAACTTTAGCACTTATTCGTTTGGTGCTGCTTACGGTATTGTTGGAAACAAGGTATATATCCTTGGCGGTAGCCCCTCTTACAATTTAGCTCCATCTACAAATGCTGTAAGAAGTTTTACTGCTTCTTCTCCCCTTACCAGCAACCACCTGTTCCTGCAAGGGGACTACGGCTACGATGGCTTGTGGACAGCACTTAAATCCAAAGACACAGACTTTAAGGTAAAGGTAATCAATGCCTACCTTGGTGACAGCAACAACATAGCACAATTAACAAACGCGTATCTCTACGACAGCAAAGACCTCAAATGGAAATCCCTTTCGGGTGAAAGCTATGTAGCAGATATGCAGAACGCACTAAATATATTAGGGGTGAACTAAATACTCACCCCGGAAAGGGTGAATATGAGTATTTTAGGAAATCCCATTACATTGGGTGGTGGAGGAGCTGATTTGAACATTGACTTTGGCTCCACACCTCCCGCAGACACAAGTAAGCTGTGGGTTCCGCTAACGAAGAAGCCGGATAAGGTTTCCGTTATATCCTATTTTGATGGCCAAACAGGAAATCTTCAATCGCTTGGTTCTTTTTCGCCAGAGTCTGGCGGTGGCAGCAGTTCTTTGTCACCAAGAATAGTCGGAGATGAACTTTGGGTTGTACGAATCAATACATTTGTGAGTAGTGTTGAAAGAACTGTTATAGCAAAATTCAATCTCAAAACAAAGCAGTTTGTTGAAACCTTAACAGCATATAATATTGGTTATTTGGGATGTGGAATTGTTAAGGTAGGTGACAAGATATATTCTCTTAACACACATTACGCAAGTGGAGGTTATGGCTACACCGAGGATAAAATGTGTATTATCGACCCGACAACAGGAAAGTATAACCGTACCACTCTTTCAATTAGTGAAATTACATCATATCCTTATATAAGTGCAGTTACAGATGGGAAATATATTTATGCTCTTGGCGGTTCTAATAGTGACTCCGTCGATAAGATGTTGGTTATCGACCCTGAATTATTGAAGATTACAAAAACAATCTATTTTGGAACCAATTTGTTTCGTGCCACAAGCATTATATACTATAACGGATTTGCATATTTCGCTTACAACAATACTTTAACGGTTTCGGAATGTACGACTCGTATAAAAAGAATAAATCTAACAACATTTGAACATTCTGACATATACCAAAGTGGAGCTGATATGAAGTCAAGCTATCTATGGTCACTGACAAATGATGGCGAAACGGCATTTTTGGCTTGGGCAAACTGGGGAAACGCATCTTCAAGCACAAACTATTCATTGAAGACACTAAAGTTTAATCTCTCTGACACAAACATAACTCCTGTTGTTATTAGTGACCAAAAGCCAGGAAATTACGGGAGTAGATTATTCCAAGAAGCGTATCTTGGGAATATTTATTCTTGCCTTAATGATACCTTATACACAATTCCTTACAAGCGTGACTTGGCGAGTGGTTATTTGGCGATAACTGCTGATATCTCCAAAGATGGTATTGATATTTTAGCCGACAAGAATAACTCTATCTTCATAAATCCGATATCAGTTTATCTTGGGGATGAAAATTCCGTAGCGCAGAAAGTGGATGCATATTTGTACGACAACGCAGATGGAAAGTGGAAAACGCTTGACGGTGTTTCTTATACAGCGGATATGCTCAATGCACTTAATATTATGGGGGTGAACTAATGGGCTATTACACAGAAAAAGCCAAAGAAGTAAAAGCAAAGCAGGATGCAGAGATGGAACAGCTAAAAGCAGCTCTGCAAACCCTTGGCGTAGAAACCGAAGAAAAGGAGGAAACAGCCAATGCGGAATGACATCTTAGAGCAGGCGCAGGAAATCCGGACGAGCATTGACAATGTGACCGGAACCATGGCTGACGCTGATGCAGCAAAGAACCCCATGCTGTTCCTGCCATGGGAGACTGATACCAAGTATGCGGTGGGTGACCGCAGACGACACGATGGCAAGGTGTACAAGTGCTTGCAGGCGCACACCTCGCAAGCAGACTGGGAACCCCCGGCTGTTCCTGCCCTGTGGGTAGTCGTCAATGTCAGTTCTCCCGGCACGATTGACGACCCCATCCCGGCATCGAAGGGCATGGAGTACGAGTACGGCAAGTACTACCTCGACCCGGAGGACGGGAAAACATACCTCTGCAAGCGTTTGAATGAAACAGGCACCATCGTGCTGTATTACCTGCCGCATGAGCTTATAGGCCAGTATTTTGAGGAGGCATAACCCATGGAAATTGCACTGGCCCTCCTCGGCTCCGGCGCATTGGCTACCGTCATTAGCTGGCTGCTGCATCGTATTGACCGCAAGCAGGACAAGCAGGATCAGATTATCTCCGGTATGGCAGCCTTGGACAATAAGCTGCAACAGCATATTGATTCTGACGAACGCTACCGGACAGATATGTGCCGCATCCGCATCCTGCGCTTTTCGGACGAGCTGCGCCGTGGGGTGAACCACAGCGAAGAATCCTTCAACAATGTGCTGGAGGATATCGACAACTACACAGAGTACTGTGTGGAGCACGAAGATGTCTACATCAATTCCAAAGCGGATGCAGCGATCCGTAACATTAAGAGCGTCCACGACCGCTGTATTCGTGGCGAACTCAAATTCCTTTAAGGAGGATATAAAATGAACGAATTTGTAACTTGGACTTCCCTTGGTACTTACGCAGGCGCTGTAATGATGGTCACAATCATTACCCAGTTCCTCAAGCAGACCCCCCTCAAGAACATCAACACCCAGCTGCTTGCTTACATCATCTCTGTGGCCATCCTCATCGGAGCCGAAGCCTTTAACGGCTCTGCTCTGACGGTACAGGGCGTGGTGCTGTGCCTGCTGAACGCTGTTATTGTCGCTTTGGCTGCTAATGGTACATATGACGCAGCCACCACCGGCATGGTCAAACACACTGATGCGGCTATTTTGGATGCCGAAGGAAAGGGGGAAGCCTAATGGCTTTCCTCTCTCCCGATAATGTACGCTATGATAACGGCGTAAAAATCTGTGAGAAGATAATCCCGGATTCTGCGATGTGGAACCGTGATGTTAAGGAAGGTGGTTACACCTACCGAAAGGGAACGACCTATAAGGCCAATCGTCCGCTTTCTGCGATTAAAGGCGTCACGATACATAATACCGGGCGCATCAAGATTCCTCACGGAACCACAATGGCCGAGCAGTACACCCGCGCGACCTACCCGAACTGCAATATGGGGTCTGTCCGTGTCCACTACTATGTGGACGAGAACGAAGCATGGCAGAACCTTGACGAGGGCGAGGTCGGCTGGCACGCTGCTGATGGAAACTACGGCCCCGGCAACAGCACTACCATCGCCATCGAGATCATCATGGACGGCACTAATGCCGAGTACAATCGGATTGCCGAAGATAACGGCGCAAGACTTTGCGCTGCTATTCTTAAACGGCATGGTTTGGACGAGAACGCCGTCTATCAGCACCATGACTGGTACGCAAGAAAAGATTGCCCTGTCTATATCAGACCGCACTGGAGCGCGTTTTTGGCGTTGGTGCGGCAGTATCTCAATGACGATGCGCAGGTGCCGAGCGATTATGATAAGCTGGTCGCCGAGCTGGAAGAAATCAAAGAAAAATACAGAAACGAACACGCCAGCGCGCAGGCGCTGCGTGGGAGAATTTTGGCAGCTATTGAGCAGTACGATACGGTGGCAAAATAACTCACTTTGCAACTCACTTTTGTTCCGAAAGTGAGTTTTTCATGCTTTTTTCAGCGGAATGAAAGTCGGAAAAACCGCTTAATTCCTACACTTTACGGCAATAACATAATTTTGCGTGTGGGTTCAAATCCCTCCATCTCCGCCACAAGAAAAGCCCAGTTTCAAGCGAAAACTGGGCTTTTTCTTTTTCCTTGTAACTCACAAAATAACTCACTTTTATTCCTGCGTAGCCAAAATACCGCCGAAAACATCATCAAGAGCGGTTGTTATCTGCTTTTCCATTCCGGCAACAGCGTGCCCGTAAACCCCGAATGTATCCATGCTCTTGGAATGCCCGACCAGATGCTTTACCCAACCCTCCGGCAGCGCTTGTGCCATTGAGACAAATGTGTGCCGCAGCTCATAAGGCGTTGTCTGTGGGATATCATTTGCTTCACAATACCTTTTCCAGCTTCTGCGGTAGTGCTCTCCCCTCTTTACATCAAAGAGATACAGCCCGTTTGATTGGGCGAGCTGGTTCTTCAAAACCTCCTTGCCCATCTCGCCGACGAAAACGGCGCGTACAGCGTTTTCGTTTTTGCCTGTAGTGATTTCGTCGTATTCGTTTATGGAGCGTCTGACGATGATTTTCCCCGTTTCTAAGTCAATATCATTGCGCATCAAGCCGCGCAGCTCTCCGGGGCGCAGACCGGTAAGGACTTCAAGGCGGTAAGCATTCACCAACGGGTCGACTATGCGCTTATTATAAAGCGTTGTCGTATCTTCGGCAAAAAGTTTAATGACATGCTCCGGCTGCAAGATGTTCTTCCTGCTTGCCCTCGCGCTTTTGGGGATAGCTATATCCTCCGGAGTGTAATTGCTCACTTTCGCTTTGCGGAGATATTTGCAGAAAGAGGTAAGATCTGCTTTTATGTTGTTGAGAGTCTTTTTGGATAGCTGCCCCTCTTGATACGCATGGTCAACCACGCGCTGCAGCACGGCGTCTGAAAGTGCAGATGCTTTCATGTGCCCGATCTGCGGGTCTATCCACTTCCGCCACCGTGCGTCGACTGGACGCCAGTTACTTATTGTTGTATGCGTTTTCAGCTGCTCCATATAGCTTTCGTGCAGCTCTGACAGGCGCAGCTTGGTTCCACTGATGCCAGATGACAACCATTCATCAGCCTTGCGATTTGCTTCCCGCTGCCCTTCCCGTCCGGGCCTGCTGCTGGTAAATGTTTTTCTCACGCCGTCCTTTTGCACGGCTATTTGCCAGCGACCTTGCCTTTCCAACCATTTTGCAGTATTTGTTCTCTCTTTCATGTTATCCTCCTGCAATTAACCGCCCTCGTTTCCGGGGGCGGTGTTTTTTTATTTTTCTGCCATTACATCGTATACAACCACGCCGTTCATAATCGTCAAGAGGGTGTTGTCCTCATTGGCATCGTTGACCACTGTGACTGTTACATATTTATCCTTTGCGCCAAGCGTATCAACAGCATCAGATATCGAATTGCACAGTTTAACCATGCTTTCACGCATTGTTACCCATGGCTCGTATGTATCGTCGTATCCGTCCGCTTTTGCTTGCGCCACTTCTGCAGCTACTCCTGACGCTTTTGCTGCTATAACAAGACCGGTGTCATCGTATTCTAAAGAGTACTCAATCCCTGTGCCCTCCGCATTTTTATCAAGCACAGTTTTTATGGCCGAAGCGACTACGGACATATCCACTTCCGTGTTTTGCTCCTCTTGCTGTTGCTGCTGATTTTGCTGATTGTCCTGTTTGTCTTTATCCTTTTCTCCACCGGCAAGCGCTCCGATGATTGCAATTATGATAACAATTAGGATTATTGCTGTTACCATCGTTTTTTTCTTCTTTGGCTTGATCTCTGGTGTTGTTTTCTCCATTTCCTCCATAGTCGTCTCCTCCAGTACTGATTATTGTACACTTTACGGTGTACGATTATATTTGGAAAGAACATCTGTTCTTAATCCCGAATTAAACCGTAGTTAAGGTTATTTGCATCGATTAGGACGAGGTATAAAATCATCATCGCCAGCAGGACAAAAATAACTGTGAAGAGTGTTTTGGACAGCTTCCGGCGCTGGCGCACCTGCTCTTTCAGCATCTCGATCATTTCTTCGCTGTTCTGGCTGTCTGTTTTGTTATAGACTTCCTTCACGAAATGCTTGTCGAGAGATATGTGCAGCGCTTGGCAGACGGAAGCAACGAGAAAAAGGCTTGGATTTTTTGTCGGCTCCGAAAGCAACCGGGAGATCGTCCTCTCAACTGTCCCGGCATTGTCGGCCAAATCCTTGTGTGTCATTCCCTGCTCCTGCCGTTTTGTGGCTACCTCCAATAAAAAGTTTTCCCAATTCCTTTCTTCGTCTGAATTCACAAACTCATCTCCTGTTTTTTGTTACCGGGCACTTTTGTCAGGAAAACATGACAAATTTGACGCCAAAACCGCAACATTTGTCAGTACATATTGGCAATGCAATTTGTTACAATTGAATTGTACCAAATACCTACTGAATTTGGAAGGATTTTTATTCGACAATAATTGACAAAAGAGGAGGAACACCAATGGATTGGAACACGGCGTTAGAGCAGCTTATTTTACAAATGACACCTGAACAATGCGAAAGAGCTATTTCTCTAATAGCAGCGAAATGGCCTTATATACTTTCTCGGCTTCCTCCGGCGAAAGAGTCCGGGAAAGCTCCATAAGTTTTTTATTGGCAGGATGCAGCTCACCTTCGGTGGGCTGTTTTTCTTTACCCAAAAGCTCGTCAACGGTGATGCCGAAGTAATCGGCGACCTTTTGAAGCGTTGCATCGGTTGGCATAGACCCTGACTTCCATCTGGAAACAGATGGCTTTGTCAGCCCAATTTCCAATGCAACAGCACTTGGCGTTTTGCGCACAGAGTTACAAAGCCTCAAATAATTGTCATAAAACACAGTTAACACGCCCCTTATTTGTGCAAGCCTACAAAGTTAACAAAGTTGCGCATTTCCCCTTGACGGATAACAGAGTAAACTGTATAATAGGAGCATGGTCAGCGGAGTAAACCGAAGTGCCCCAGCAATCGCCAGGGTAGCGCAATATTTATCCCATAAATATGATAGCACACTTTGTTTACTCTTGCAACAAAAAATTAAAGAAAGGAGGACAGTTTGGATGCCTGCACAATGGACTGGCGACATGGTCGGCAAGATGCACAACAACAGAATTACCATGACACAGGTCGCCGAAAAACTTGGCGTGACCAAGGCGTATGTCTGCATGGTTCTCAACGGCCACAGAAACCCAAAGGGAGCAGAACAGCGGTTCATGGCTGCGCTGGACGAGCTTATCAAGGAAAAGGAGGTAGGGAATGAATAAGTGGACAAAGTGGGAAATCGCATACTGCGTAATCCTGCTTATATGCACCGCAATAAATGTCGTTATTTGCGTTACCCGCTAACGGCATCGAAGATTGTTACGATTGCTGCCGCTGCGGATATGACGGCGAAAACAACCTTGAAGAACGCCTTCCACCACCAAGCACGGTATTCTCTTAACGATTGTTCCCCTGCATCGGTCAAACGAACCTTAACGCGACCGCTGCCGCCCCACCAGTACTGGCCGGGCTTTAGTACGGGGTAGAACAACCCGGAAGCCGCAATCTTTGCAAACTTTTCTTCCGATATTGTAATGGTGCTGCGATAGCGCAGCTTTCGGAGAGCGCGTTTTTCAGCTTTGGTCAACATCAAATCACCTCAACCATAGTTTACCACATGAAGGGAGGGATAGCAATGTCAAGGAAAGTTGATACCTACCGCAGGCTGCGAGCGCTGATGCTGGAACTTGGCCACGACCAGACAAGCCTTGGAAAGCGCACCGGTATGAGCCGCCAGCAGATCAGCGACAGAATGATATGCAAGACCCCGTGGACATTGGAGGAAGTCTATAAGGTCTGCGATGCATTATTTATTCCAATAAAAGATGTCAAGAAGTTTTTCCCGCCAAACGGGGTGGAAAAGAAGGAGGAACAACATGGAAGCAACAACCAACACCTTTATCCGGTGGTTTAACTCGGATGAGATTGTACCCAGCAAGGACGGGCATTACCTGTGCCAGACAAATCCGGGAAGATACGCTACCTTGCCATTCAGCACCAAGCATCAGATGTTCAATGTCAGCGGAGATAATGTGGAGACCGCTATCGAAGTCCAGTGGTGGGCATTCCTGCCGGAGCTTCCGCAAAAGGAGGTACAGGAAGATGAGTAAAAAGGAGTGGCTGCAGGAAGCCTTGGCCGTAGTCCTTGGAATGGGAGCCATCTTCGCAGCAGCGGCTATCCTGCTGTTGGTGAGGTAAGGCCATGGAGCAGAACGAGAGGATAGCAGTTATCCGGGAGAAGTTCCCCGGTTACACCAAGCCGCTGGACAGTATGTGCAAACGGCCGGAGCATTATGGCATCCGGCGTACTGCAGAAGCCGAAGCGCTGATAGTGGACAAGCCCGGCAGGAAGCGGGAAGCAAACTATAAGCTGTCTGTGCGTATTCCTTTGGGTTATGTGAATATGGCGGAGTTTCGTCAGCAGCTTATCGAAATGGGTTACTGCAACTTCACAGCATGGGTTCTGCGCTGTATCCGCCGCCAGCAGGAGGAGTACAAAAAAAGAAAGGCCCCCGTCAGAGACGGAGACCCAACCACTACCACAACTATACACGATAAGGGGAGGGATGTCAAGTGATCGTCTACAAGGGAACCGATAAGGATATGAAGTGCCGAGGCTTCCAATTCGATCTTGGAAAAGAATATGTGGAGGAGGAAGCGAAACTGTGCGAAAAAGGTTTCCATGGATGTGAGTACCCGCTTGATGTGTTCGCCCATTACGGCCCGGCCGGCAGTCGGTTTTTTGTGGCTGATCTCGATGGTGTGACGGACGAAAGAGAAAGCTGCGACACCAAGCTGGTTGGGACGAAAATAAAACTCCGGGCGGAAATCGGCATTGCTGGTATCGTAAAAGCTGCTGTCGAGTACATAAAGGAAAGAGCCGAAAGCGGCGACAATCAGACCGGTGACCGTAGCGCAGCCACCAACACCGGCTGCTGTAGCGCAGCCACCAACACCGGCGACCGTAGCGCAGCCACCAACACCGGCAGCTGTAGCGCAGCCACCAACACCGGCGACTGTAGCGCAGCCACCAACACCGGCTACCGTAGCGCAGCCACCGTTGATGGAAAGGAGTCTATTGCAATCGTCACCGGGTTCGATAGTAAAGCATCCGGCACCATTGGATGCTGGCTCGTCCTAACCGAGAGGGGTAGCTGGAACGGTGATACTTACCACATTAAAGAGGTGCGAGCGGTAAAGGTAGATGGTGAAATTATAAAACCCGGGGTATTTTACAAACTGGAAAATGGGGAGGTTGTGGAAGCATGAACCCATACAATATCCCGGATAGGCCAATCCCGAGCTGTGTGGATAACTACGATGATAAGCCGCACATCTGCCCGGAGTGCGGCTGCGAGATCAACGAGACCATTTACATTAAGGACGGAATGGTCATTGGCTGCGAAAACTGTGTTAAGCGGTTTGACGCCAGCGATGCGGATGCTGACAGGTACTTTGATGAAGAACCAGACAGATATTAAGGAGGAGCTATGGAGAACTACTTTCGAGAATTGAACAGCATCAACTGCTCTGACAAGACAGAGAAGAAGAATGGCCTTACATACCTTTCTTGGGCATGGGCCTGGGGAGAAATCAAGAAGCTGCACCCGGATGCCACCTATACCATCTACGAGGATGCTAACGGCCTGTTTTACCACACAGACGGTAAGACCTGCTGGGTTAAGACTGGCGTAACCGTCAACGGCATTGAGCACATCGAGTATCTGCCGGTCATGGATAACCGCAACCGCTCAATCCCGGCCAGTGATGTTACCTCATTCGATGCCAATAAGGCAATCCAGCGTTCCCTTACAAAAGCCTGTGCCCGTCATGGCCTTGGCCTGTATATCTACGCTGGCGAGGACTTACCGGAGGGTGCAGAAAGAGAACCAGAGCCTACCGAGTATTGCATCGACTGCGGGCAGCAGATCACCGGTATCAACAAGCGCAACGGGGAGTATTGGCCTGTAAGCGAGATCACCTCATACAGCGTCCAGCGGTTCGGCCGCAAGCTGTGCCCGAACTGCCAGAAGAAAGCCTTTGCCGCCGAAAAGGAGGCCGAGAAGAATGAAAACAAGGCTCCGGTTTGATTCTGCCGACTGGACAAGAGACCGGAACGGCTACGGCATCACCCTGTATACCAAAGATGCCGCAGCCGCACAGGCTTTCCTTGATGAGATGAAGCCCGGCAAGATGTACGCCGCCGAACTAAAGGAGCACCACGAGCGCAGGAGCCTTTCGGCCAACTCGTACCTTTGGGCGCTCCTTGATGATCTGGCCTTTACCCTCTCCACCCAGGCGGCCCCGCTGACTAAGGAGGAGCTGTACCGGAAGTACATTAAGGAGGTCGGCATCTGGAAGGATGTGCACAATATCGAGCCGGAAGCCGCCAAGACCGTACGGACAGCGTGGGAAATGCTCGGTACTGGCTGGGTAACGGAACAGGTAGACTACGAGCCAGACGGTGACCATCTGGTGATCCGGCTGTACTACGGCAGCAGCACCTACAACACCAAACAGATGTCCCGTCTGCTGGATGCCGTCATCGCAGACTGCAAAGAGCAAGGGATAGATGTTGCCACACCGGCCGAGTTGGCCTTGCTAAAGGAGGAATGGGGCAAATGAAAAACGAATGGGGCGCAGAGCTTGACCGAAACGGATACGCTCCGAGCATCGTACAGGCCGACACATCCAAGTGCTTTTTGTGCCAGCGCTCCGGCGTTAAGCTCGACCGGCACGAAATCTTCGGCAACGCCATGCGGAGCAAAAGCAAGCGCATGGGCCTTTGGGTGTCCCTGTGCCATACGCCATGCCACCTGACACACGCACACGGCTGTGCCGAGGTGATGGATTGGCTGCACCGGCTGGGCGAGCAAGCCTGTATCGACAACTACGATTTCACAATCCCGATGTTCCGGGAGGAATTCTACACGAACTATTTGGAGGAAACAGAATGCTGAACAAAGCGATCCTTAATGGGCGGCTGACCAAGGCTCCCGAACTGAAACAGACCCAGAACGGCAAGAGCGTGTGCAGCTTTACCATTGCGGTAGACCGCAACCGTGACCGAGAAAAGACTGACTTCGTACCCATCGTAGCATGGGGCAAGACCGCCGAATTCGTAAACCAGTGGTTCGGAAAGGGTGACCTCATTACCATTGTCGGCCGCATCGAAGTTCGCAACTACGAGGACAAGAACGGCAATAAGCGCACAGCCACAGAGGTTATCGCAGAGGAAGCTCTTTTCGGCGGCAGCAAATCTACCGGCAAGGCCGAGGAAAAGCCTGCAGAGAGCGAGCAGGGCGGATTTGAAGAAGTCGAGGGCGACCCTAACGACCTCCCTTTTAATTGAGGGTTACGCTTCCCAGTAAAAAGCGACAGGAGGACAACCCATGAAGTACCTTAAAGTCTTTACAGACTTTGCAGATGCCATGGAGGAACTCGGAGATGCGGAGAGAGGGCGGCTGTTCACGGCTATGCTGAAATATGCAGAGACGGGCGCAGCCCCCGATTTCCGGGGAAACGAGCGTTTTATATGGCCGGTAGCAAAGTTGCAAATAGACCGGATGGCTGCTGAATGCGAAGGAAAAGCCAAAACAAGCAGGGAAAACGGTTCCAAGGGCGGCAGGCCGAAGAAAACCCAAGGTAACCCAAAAAACCCAGCGGGTTTTTCGAAAACCCAGAAAAGCCAAGACAAAGACAAAGACAAAGACAAAGACAAAGACAAAGAAAATATTCCCTCCGGGAATAATACCCCCCCTCCCCCCCCAAGGGGGCGTGTGGATGTCCCGGAAGCCTTGATGGAGAACTGGAACGGCTTTTGTGAGATGCGCAAGAAAATCAAAAAGCCCCTCACTGATCGGGCCGCAAAGATGATCCTGAATGAGCTGGAACGGCTGGCACCGGGGGACAACCACACCAAGGGACTTATTCTCGATCAGAGCGTTAAGCGCTGCTGGCAGGATGTTTACCCGTTGAAAGGCGACAAGTCTGCTGGTGGGACAGACAATGTATTTTTGCAGATGCTGCAGGAGGAGGGACAACATGAACCGTACTGAAACACTGGCTGTTATGTCCATCCTCAAGGCCGCTTATCCAGCGTACTACCGGGACATGAAGCGGCAGGATGCGGAAGCGGTGGTAAACCTGTGGGCGGAGATGCTGGCAGACTACCCGGCTAACCTTGTGACAGCAGCGGTTAAGTCCCACATTGCCAGTGATCGCAAGGGGTTCCCTCCACACATTGGGGCTATCATAGCCGCTATTGGTGAGATCAGCAGACCGGCGGAACTCTCCGAGGGGGAAGCATGGGCGCTGATTGCAAAGGCCCTGCGGAACAGCGGCTACAACAGCGAGAAAGAGTTTGCAGCCCTGCCGGAGAACCTACAGCGGTTGGTAGGACACCCATCCCAGCTGCGGGAATGGGCCAGCATGGACACCGGGACAGTGCAGAGCGTGGTGCAGTCCAACTTTATGCGCAGCTACCGGGCAAGGCAGGAGAGCGAGCGCAAAATGCAAACCCTGCCTGCGGATATCCGGGCGAAGCTGGCAGGGATGGCAGAGGTAAAGCAGCTGCCCAGCTATGACATAGCGCTGGCGGAGCGGATGATGGAGGAGAATGCGTGAAAATCATAATCCCCGAAATCCCCCCGTCGCTGAACAAGTACGCCGGGCGGGCGAACGCCTGGGACTACCGAGCGGAAAAGCAGCGCTGGCTTCAGCTGTTTGTGGCATACTGCCCCAAGTGCAAACCAATGGGCAAGGCGGTGGTGACCATCACTTACTACTTCCCCACCCGGCACCGACATGACCCGGATAACTACAACGGCAAGATGCTGATGGACGGGCTGGTACACCGGGGAGTAATCGCAGACGACAGCTTTGACCATGTCGAGCTGCGGCTGCGTGGGGCATACGACCTCAAAAACCCAAGAACAGAAATTGAAATAGAGGAGGTAACGGATGAAAGTACTTGAATTGTTTGCCGGAACGCGGAGTATAGGGAAAGCGTTTGAAAACAGAGGGCATCAAGTGTTTTCTGTGGAATGGGATAAGAATTTTGAAAACATCGATCTTTATGCAGATATCTTAACAGTCACGACGGATGAAATTCTGAATCGTTTTGGACGCCCAGATGTGATTTGGGCAAGTCCGGACTGTTCCACATTCAGCATTGCCGCTATAAGCCATCACCGGAGAAAAAATCCTGTAACAGGAAACCTTGACCCTGTCAGTGACTATGCAAAATTTTGCGATATGGTAGATCAGCATGTATTACAACTAATCAAGGACCTTAAGCCAAGGTTTTGGTTCATCGAAAATCCAAGGGGCGGGATGCGGAAGATGTCATGGATGCAAGGACTGCACAGGTACACGGTGACATATTGCCAGTATGGTGACACCAGGATGAAGCCTACTGACATCTGGACAAACCATCCTGATCCAAAGTTCAAACCGATGTGCAAGAATGGTGACCCTTGCCACGAAAGAGCTCCCCGTTCTGCAACTATTCGGGCAATGAAGGCCAAGGGGATTGAAATGGAGGTTGGAGGGACACAGTACGGATTAAAGAATAGCCGTGAAAGAAGCATAATTCCTAAAGCACTGTGCCAGCACATAGTGGATATTTGCGAAGAAGGACTATCAAAGGAGGTACCCTGATGGGGCAGAAGGATGTAGAGCGGGAGAATCCGCTTTTTGAGGGGCAAAGCGCCGAGGAATTTATCAAGCGCTGGAACGCTGTCACCAAAGCCATAAAAATGCGCGCAGAGATGTCCGAGCAGGAAAAGGTGGTGAGTTATGATGTCATACGATAAAGCGTATCCTAACGCCAAAATCGGCTGTTCTAAATCAAATGACCCAGAGGTACTGGAACAACTGGTGCGGGAGGGCAAGACCAACAGGGAGATTTCCTTAATTCTCGATCTTGATTACGGCTATGTGGCCCAAATCTTGTCTCGCTATGGAATCAAGAGAGACCCCAACCGGCCATGTAAGAGATGCGGAGGGCCGATAGGCAGCACCAACCCCAGGCAGCTGTATTGCAAGGAGTGCCAAAAGGCCATGTACAGCATCCGGGCCCGCAAAAGCAGTATGAAAAAAGCCGAGCCGAAGAAATGCGAATACTGCGGGAAGGAATATTTCGGCCAGCCGGGACAAAAGTACTGCTCCAAACAATGCTACAAGGATGCGGCGGCATCCGGTAAGTATAAGCGTCCCAAGAATTGGATAAAGCGCCGGGATGGGAAAATCGACATCGAGATAAGAGTTTGCGGCAAAACAACAGAGCGCCGGGAGAGCGTGGATTACTTCGAAGCCAGGGAGATTTGGCACGATGGCTGGATAGGCCGGGGCTACGCAGCGCTGATAACGGTAGATGGCCACAGGTTGGAGACCCTGCCGCAAATAAAGACATTCTTCGGATTTAGGAGGGATTCGCTATGAGGAACTGGATGGCAGCGGCAGTTACGATAATCTTAGTTGCTACCTGCATAATGGTTCTATCGGCTATTTCGGCAGAAAGGTGGAACCATGTGGATGAAATGGCCCAGGCGGAGATGACCGCAGAGGAACAGGAACGCCGGGAGCAGGCAGCCTATTACAAGGGTTGGCAGGACTGCAAGCAATATTATCTTGAGAATTTTGGAGGGTGAGCCAATGACCGTAAAGGACTACTACGAAGTAATCCGGGACATAGACCGGCTGGCTGCTGCCGTTGACGCAGAGGGTGCAGTCACCCTCGACCATGACGATGCGGAGCAGATATGGGCGCTGCTGCTGGACTACAAGGATTTGCTTATGGCACTGGAGGTGGGATGATGTGCAAGTGGATGGAAGATGAAGTCTGTGTAAACAGCGATTGCCCGGCGGTTGCAGATTTTTGCCCCGTAGTAAACCATCCGGGCGTGTGCCGGTACGAGGAAATGGACGAAAACAAAGGCGTGGTTAGAAACGACACTTTGTCGGTAAAGGAGGGATAACATGGATGCTGTGAAGTTTATTGAGGAACGCAATAGAATGTGCGAGAGTTTTGGTGATGGATGTACTGGGTGCCCAGCTTCTAATGCTTGCAAGAATGAGCTATGTTGCGCATTTGATCAAGGGTCAACGCTGGACGCTACGGATCAGGTTGCTATGGTCGAGAATTGGTCTGCTGCACACCCGCGCAAGACACGGCAGAGCGTGTTTCTTGAGCACTGGCCGGATGCGGATATTGACTGTTGTGGCGTGCTGACAATATGCCCCTCTCCAATTTCTACATCGCATAGGAACGCATATGGAGGATGTGCAAACATTGGCGTCAAATGTCCTGACTGCCGCCGCGAGTTTTGGATGCAGGAGGTAGAATAATGGAGGGAAAAGAATCGTTTGTGTTTGAATACACGATGCCATCGCTCGATTGGTACGAAATAATCAAGGTGGAAATCAACCCGGAGAAATTCTATTGCTTTGGGCTCGAATTGAGGTTCGGCAACGATTGGTGGCTTATTGGTATGAATCCGCCTGATTCAAATTCGTCTTTTGACAAATGGTCTGAAATATGCCTCGGAAGGCTTACCCGCAGAGACGCTGCAAGGTTTGCCGTATGGGCAGGCAGAAAGCTCATCAGAATCGGAGCCATAAGCAGAGCGCTTGACTTCGTAAAAGAAATAGAAACGCTGATAGCTTTAATTAAGGAGGTAGAATGATGGAAAATTTGTTGCAAAACATCGCCAGCGTGCTGTGGATTGTGTTAGGCGTGTGCTTTTTCTTTGGACTAAGGAAGTGGGACAAGAGGTTCAGCGAGTTGTATGACGAACTGAAACGGGAGGTAGAGTGATGGAACGACTGACATACCGGCTTAAAACGGGAGAAGTTCTTATGGCAACAGAATACGAAGAAAAGTACACAAAGGATGAGTGGATTGTCATGCTCCAATGCCGCCTTGCCGCCTACGAGGACACGGGACTGACGCCGGAGGAAATTAACGATTTGGCGAGTGTGCGGGAAATATCGCCGGAAGCAGAATACGCCATCAACAAGCACGCCGACAATATCATTGAGCGGCTTGACAAGCTGCTCCACCAGACGGACGACGATGCTCGCCTGC